AAAGACCATCCAGATAATCCAGGTTTTATTAATGGATTAAATACAGGCAACGGTGAATACCCTGTAGTGTTGGTACAACCTAGGGAGAAGTTAGTAGAAACAAGAAATAAGTTGTTGAAAACAAAGTATTATGACTATTGGTCAGAAGAATATAAAGATGAGATTTTGAATTACGGTAAATAATAACAATAAGGCGATTACATGGATTACTTAGGTATTAATATAGATTTAGAAAGAGATAAATTATTCGATGAACTTGGAATCAAAAGACTTAAAGAAAGCTACATGCGAGAAGATGAAGAATCTCCTCAACATAGGTTTGCTTTCGTATCAAAAGCATTTGGAAGTAATATTGAACATTCCCAAAGATTGTATCAATATTCTAGCAAGCATTGGCTCTCTTATAGCACTCCCATTCTTTCTTTTGGTCGCAGCAAGCGTGGTATGCCTATATCATGCTTCCTTAATTATATTGAAGATACTGCGGAGGGATTAGTTGATAACCTTTCGGAAACTAATTGGTTATCCATGTTGGGTGGTGGTGTGGGCATTGGTTTTGGTATCCGTTCTGCTGATGATAAGTCTACAGGGGTTATGCCTCATCTTAAAATTTATGATGCAAGTTCTCTCGCTTATCGCCAAGGTCGTACTCGCCGTGGTAGCTATGCCGCTTATCTTGATATTTCTCATCCTGATATCATCGGGTTTCTTGAAATGCGTAAGCCGACTGGTGACCAAAATCAAAGGTGTTTGAATCTACATCACGGTGTTAATATTACAGATGACTTCATGCAAATTATTGAAAATTGCATGTTAGACCCAAATGCGGATGACTCTTGGCCATTAGTTGATCCAAAATCAAAAGAGGTAAGAGAAACGGTATCTGCTAAGATGTTATGGCAAATGATTTTGGAATTGCGGATGCATACAGGAGAACCTTACTTACATTTCATTGATACTAGTAATAAACAATTACCTCAATGGTTAAAAGATAAAGGTTTAAAAGTACATCAATCAAATCTTTGCTCAGAAATTATTTTACCAACAAACGAAGAACGTACAGCAGTATGTTGTTTATCATCACTAAATTTGGAGACTTACGATGATTGGAAAAATGAGCCTCTTTTTCTTAAAGATGTCGCTGAAATGCTTGACAATGTTCTCCAGTATTTTATTGATAATGCTCCTGACTCCATTAGCCGTGCTAAGTTTTCTGCTAATCGTGAAAGAAGTATTGGAATCGGAGCATTGGGATTTCATGCGTACTTACAAAAGAACGGCATTGCTTTTGAGGGGGTTATGGCTAAAATAGCCAATAACAGAATTTTTAGTTCTATTAGGAAAAAATTAGATGAAGCAAATATTCAACTTGGATTGGAAAGAGGTGAGGCTCCTGATGCGATTGGAACTGGCTATCGTTTTAGTCACGTTACAGCTATTGCACCAAATGCTTCCTCTTCAATTATTATGGGTAACACTAGCCCTAGTATTGAACCTTACCGTGCTAACGCTTATAGACAAGATACTCTTTCCGGTTCTTTCTTAAATAAGAATCGTTGGTTGGATAAACTCATAAAAGAAAAAGTAAAAGAAGAAGATTACAATGATATCTGGTCTAGTATTATTGCTAATGATGGTTCAGTACAGCACTTGGACATTCTTGACGAGAATCAGAAAGAAGTGTTTAAAACATCAATGGAGATTGACCAACGCTGGGTTATTGAGTTGGCTGCAGATAGACAACAATATATTGACCAAGCGCAATCTTTGAATTTATTTTTTAGACCAGATGCACACATTAAATATGTCCATGCTATTCATTACATGGCATGGAAAAAGGGACTTAAAACTTTATACTATTGCCGTTCCGAAAAGATTGGTAAAGCAGATAAAGTTTCTAAGAAGATAGAACGACAAGTTATTAAAGAGCTAGATATGACACAAGTAGCTCAAGGTAACGACTGTATTGCTTGTGAAGGGTAAGAATGATTAAGAAAGCAGATTTAGACATCACATCAGAAAGAACCTATTTTAAGCCTTTTAACTATCCTTGGGCTTATGATGCATGGCTGAAACATGAGCAGTCTCATTGGTTACATACAGAAGTTCCGATGCTTGAAGATGTTAAAGATTGGAAGAAAAGATTAACCGATAGTGAAAAGAAATTTCTTACACATATCTTTAGATTCTTTACACAAGGTGATATTGACGTAGCAGGCGGATATGTAAAAAATTATTTACCATATTTTAGTCAACCTGAAATTCGTATGATGTTAATGGGCTTTGCTGCTCGTGAAGCATTACACGTTGCTGCATATTCACATTTGATTGAAACACTAGGTTTACCAGAAACAACATATAGTGAATTTTTAGAATATGCTGAAATGAAAGAAAAGCATGATTACATTTTAGATATCTCAGCGAAGAATACTACAAAAGAAAATACAGCCACACATATTGCTGTGTTCTCAGCCTTTACTGAAGGTATGCAGTTGTTCTCATCCTTTATTATGTTACTCAATTTCCCACGACATGGTAAAATGAAAGGTATGGGTCAAATCGTAACATGGTCAATTGTTGATGAAACACAACATGCCGAAAATATGATTAAATTGTTTAGAACATATATAGAAGAAAATCGTGAAATCTGGAATGATGATTTAAAATCCAGAATTTATATTATTGCTGAAAAGATGGTTGAATTGGAAGATAAATTCATTGACTTGGCTTTTGAAATGGGTGCAATGGAAGATTTAACCTCTGAAGATGTTAAGAAGTATATTCGTTATATAGCAGACAGACGTTTGATTTCCTTGGGACTCAAAGGTGTGTTCAAAGTGAAAAAGAATCCTTTGCCATGGGTTGAGGAAATGATTAACGCACCAACACATACTAACTTCTTTGAGAACAGAGCAACCGATTATGCTAAAGGTTCACTATCAGGAGATTGGGGTGATGTTTGGGCTCATTAAGGAATAAAAATGCAAAAACAATTATCAGCCGAATGTGAAAATTGCGAATCATCTTATAGTATCGCATTTATAGAAGAATTTGTATCACAAGAATTACCAGAACATTGTCCGTTTTGTGGAGAAGTCATCCAAGAGTTGGAAGAAGAATATATAGAGGATGACGATGAAACTTTGGACGATGAGGAATGGGAATAACTTGGCAATACAATGATAAAGATTTTACGGAAGACTTGATTGGTGATAATTATGGGTTTGTATATCAGATAACCAATCTTACAAATGGTAAGAAGTACATAGGCAAGAAATTCTTTTATTCTGCCAAAACCAAACAAGTCAAAGGTAAGAGAAAGAAGTATAAGGCGCCTTCAGATTGGCAAACTTACTACGGAAGTAGTGACAGTTTAACCAAAGATGTGTTACAATTAGGACACGATAATTTTAAGCGTGAAATTCTACATCTTTGCCGTTCTAAAGGAGAATGTGGTTATCTTGAAGCTAAAGAGCAATTTATTAAAGGCGCTTTAGAATCAGATGACTATTACAATACTTGGATAATGGTACGAGTGAGGAAATCACACATACAAGGACTATTATGCTCGACTGGCTCAATCCAATAAAAAACGAAAAATTTGATGTTATGTATTTTATTGCTGGTGATGAAAAAGATTCTATTGACATTCAATTAAGGCAGTTTAAAGAAAATGAAGAATCTATATCCAACACAAAATTAGGAGAATGTTATCAAATTTTGTTGTATAAACACGACACAAATGGCACATGTATTCATCCAGATAAATTTGAAGCTATTCTTATTGACCCATTGGAATATATCTCTGGATTAATACCACAAGACTGGTGTGGTATAATTGCCAGAAAGACTAAAAATTCTCACAAATTTATTGATAATATATTTGACAAAATGACGGAAGTATGATACAATAGAATTTTGAAACTATTGAAAGTTTGTTATGATTCTCGTTGACTTAAACCAGGTATTACTTGCTGGCCTTATGGCACAAATTGCCAATCAAAAAAATGCCAAGTTGGAAGAAGATTTAATCCGACATATGGTATTGAACATTATTCGAAACCACGTTAAAAATTTCAAAGCAGAATACGGTGAAGTTGTATTATGTTGTGATAACCGTAAATACTGGCGTAAAGAGTTATTCCCATTTTACAAAGCAGGTCGTAAGAAAACAAGAGAAAAGTCCGATTTAGATTGGCACTTAATCTTTGACATTCTTGCCAAGCTCAAACAAGAACTCAGAGAAACATTTCCATATAAAGTAATTGATGTTGAAGGCGCTGAGGCTGATGATATCATTGGTACATTAGTTCCAATATATGCTCGTGACCAAAAGATTTTGATTCTATCAAGTGACGGTGACTTCTTACAATTACAACAATATGGTTCTAATGTTAAGCAATATAATCCATCATTGAAGAAATATGTTAAATCAGAAAATCCTTTACTTGAATTAAAAGAAAAGATTATTCGTGGTGATAAAGGTGATGGTATACCTAATATGTTTTCGGCGTCTGATTGTTTTGTCCGTGACCTCCGTCAAAAGCCAATTACTAAAACTGTATTAGAAAAATATCTTAATGAAAATGTGGAAAATTATAATGATACAGATAAGGCAAACTTTTCTAGGAATTCAACCTTAATTGACCTGACAAAGATTCCACAAGAAATTAAACAAAAGATTATAAATACTTATGATGAAACAAAACCGGCATCTCGCCAAAAGTTATTGAACTATTTTATAGAACATAAGCTCAAGAATTTAATGGATGTAATTGAGGAGTTTTAATGAAGAATATATTTGAAGTTTTGGATGAATTTGAACAAGCTACAAATAAAAAAGATAGAATGGCTGTTATTGAAAAGAATTTATCTAAAACTTTGGTGCAAGTATTTGAATTAGCTTATCATCCACAATATGAGTGGTTAATTACAGAGATGCCTGAAAATTATATAGTTCCAACTAATACTTTACCTGGAATTTCTAGAGTGCAGTTATCAACAGAAATTCGTAAGTTGTATATGTTTAGAAAAGGCGACTCTACCGCTGAAAAATTAGGACCTAAAAAGAGAAATGAATTACTAATACAATTACTTGAAGCTTTAGAGCCAAGAGAAGCAGAAGTTATTATTGGTATATTCAAAAAAGATTTAGGTGTAAATGGATTAAATTATAAATTTATTAAGGAAGCATTTCCAAACTTATTACCATAAATGCCAGAAAAAGACAGAATTATAGCCACATGTGGTTGTTTTGATCCTTTATCATTAGAAGAATTAAATTTTCTAAAAGCTTGTAGAAGAAAAGGTGATTGGTTAGCTGTCGGTGTTCATTCAGATTGGTGGATGAATTGGTCTCAAGGCGGATTTGTTCATAATTATGATACCAGGCGAGAAATAATCAAATCATTAAAAATTGTTGATGAAGTTTTTACATTCAATGACAATGATGGTACAATCTTTCAATTCCTCAAGCTATTAAAAATATGTTATCCTGATGCTGATATTACCTTTGTATCACAAGATGATTCGCTGGGACTTCCAGAAGCTAAAATCCGAGGCATTACTTTCGAAAAATTAAAATAGGAGATGTAGGTGACAAAATTTGTAGGTAAGTTTCGCAAAAACAAAAATTACAATGACGATTATAATTATGAAGTGAACCGGCATCGTGATGAACATTCCGAGATTAAAAAATTATTAACCAATTCCTATGATGAATTAGATGATGAGTGGGAAGATGAATATGTACCAGAATTAGACGATTAGTTGTTTATATACAACACATCACTTGACTTGTAACCTATAATGTCGTATAATGGAACTTCTATTGATAAAGGAGTCTATTATGATGATTTACGGTTATATTCCAAAATCCAAACCTAAAAAACTGTCAAAAGCTCAACAAGAGCAAAAAGCGGCTTTCACAAAAGCACTCAATCAAATTGCTGGCAAGAGTTATACAAAAAGTCCTGCAAAAAAATCGACTATTTTAACAAAAAGTAATACTCCATATCGTAGAGAAACGCCAAAATATGAATCCTTGAACACCGGATTTGTTCCTTGCACAAAACCTGTTGAAGGAAACACATATACCGGCGAAAAAATGAAAGGAGTTGCTACAATGCACAAATCCAACGCAGTTCCTGTGTTTACCGACAACGAAGCAAAAGAAATTTCGAGCATGAGGAGATAAAAATGTTATCAAAACACGAAGAAACACAAATTTTGAACGGAATTGACAATATCATGTTTAATTTACGGCATGTTCCTATTGATGATGTCGCTTATTTTTTAGTAAAATTCAATCCGAATCTTGCGGATGAGTTAGCAACTGCAATTTCGCAACAATTTTTTGACAAAAACGAAGGAAAAAAGCATGAATAATCAAATTTTAAACGATTTAGTAGAATATAACAACTCTAATGCATCTTGGAAACTTGTGGATGAAGCACTCCGCAAAATGGCAGTATTGTCTGGACACGAAAAAGACCAAAATGCTTACCAAAAGCGAAAAGAAACATACCAAGATTAAAAATGTTGTATAGAAACAACAGCTTACTTGACACCGACCGTGGTTGTGATACAATGGACTCTTATTGATTAACACTTAGGAACTATATTATGAATCGAAACGCATTATCTTTTATTGAAGCTTGTGAAAAAATGTTTGGTACTGAATGTATCATTACTAGAGATGGTATTGCTGAAGTGGTATCGGAGTCAGGAGCACCTTATCCTTATTGGTTGACTACAAAATCCGAATATCGTTATGGTCGTGGTCAATACAAAGTTCCGCCATCTGGCAAGAAAGTTGAAACTGTAAAAGAAAAAGAACCTGAAATGGAAATAGCATATCAAAATGTTGTACAATTACGTCAACCAAAATTAGTTGATGATAATGAGCCTGCTGTTCCTACAAAATATCCTGATTATGTACCTTTTGGTTTCTTCAAAGATTTGCGTAATATTATTAAATCTGAAATGTTTTATCCTGTATTCGTAACTGGTTTATCTGGTAATGGTAAAACATTGATGGTTGAACAAGTATGTGCTGAATTAAATCGTGAATGTGTCCGTGTGAATATCTCTATTGAAACTGATGAGTCCGATTTACTTGGTGGTTATCAGTTGATTAATGGTAATACTGTGTATAAAGATGGTCCAGTTATAACTGCTATGAAACGTGGTGCAATTTGTTTGATTGACGAAGTTGACCGTGGTTCAAATAAACTAATGTGCTTACAAGGTATTCTCGAAGGTAAACCATACTTCAATAAGAAAACTGGTGAGATGGTTTATCCTGCTGAAGGTTTCAATGTAGTAGCTACTGCTAATACAAAAGGTCGTGGTAGTGATGAAGGCAAATATCTATCACAAATTCTTGATGATGCTTTCTTAGAGCGTTTTCCAATTACTGTTGAACAGGAATATCCTGATGCTAAAACAGAGCGTAAGATTCTTTCACCATTGATTGATGATGCTGATTTTGTTTCTTGTTTGGTTCAATGGGCTGAAGTTGTCCGTCAATCATTTGACAACGGTGCTACTGATGAGATTATCTCCACTCGCCGTTTGGTACATATTGCTAAAGCATATAAAATCTTTGGTGATAAGATGAAAGCAATTACAATGTGTGTAAATAGATTTGATACTGAAACTAAAGAGGCATTCTTAGACTTGTATTCTAAAGTTGATGCTAAAGTAGAATCACCTGCTAATACTACTACTGAAGTTGTTACTGATAACACAAGAGGTTTCTAAAATATGGAAT